AAAAAAGGTCCCATAAGGACCTTTCATAAAATATGTGTTTAAATGAGGATTATTTAGTATATGAATCAAGTATTGACTTTAATTCTGTAACGGCTTTATTTTTAGCGTCTGCAAGTTCTTTATCGGTAAGTGCAGGTTCGGATTTTTTCCACGCAGTGGCAGAAACCTTTTTAATTCTGGTAACAGCTTCCGAAAGTTTACTAAGCATATCATCAAAACTATTGGCTCCCATCAACGCTTCTTGTGCCGCAGTTGGTCTACTTCCAGCGGCCCAACCAGAACCAACATTTTTTTGTTCTTTAATAACTCGTTCTACAATTCTTTTTAAAGTACCTTCATTAACCTTAATAACCTTACCTTCTCTAACCCCTTTTAACGCGTTATACATTTTTCCATAACCCTCAGATTTTTCATTTTTTTCAGTTACTTCGTTTTCCTCTGTATGTTCTTTTTCTTCTATTTCACCATCAGTTATATTATCATATAAATCTTCTATATATCTTTTAGCGTTCTTAATTTTTTTATTCATAGCTTTTGTTATCGTAACATCACCTATTTTTTGACCTGTTGTCACCTGGTCCAATTTCTTTAACGCGTCAAATGAGTTTTTTAAATCTTTCTTCAAGGCACTTTCTGAACGAGCACTCTTTTCTTCAGTTAATGTAGTTAACTGCTCCTTAAGCTGTTTTTTGGTAAATTCTTTTTTATTCATCACAATTGTTTATTATAAATATACGTAAAAGTATGTTTCTACAAACCATTAAGTATTTCACCTAAAATATCCTCTTCATTTATATTATCACCCATAACCGTATCTATAACAGACTTCTTTTTATTAACCAATTCGTAAATTGTTCTTTCTATTGTATTATCATAAATAGGGTACATACAGGATACTTTTTTGTCTTGGCCTATTCTAAATGCTCTATCTTCACATTGTGACATGTCCGAAGGTACGAATGATAAGTCATTAAATATAACCACCTCAGCTGCGGTTAATGTAATTCCCACACCCGCGGCTTTTATATTACCAATAAAAACTTTTACCTTATCATCATTTTGAAAGTTATCCACACTTTTTTGACGGTCCTCTTTTTTCATAGTACCATTAAGAATTACGGATTCTTTTTTATATTTCTCATGTAAAGTCATTAAAGGTTCAGTAAAATTTGTGAATACAATAACTTTTTTATCTTGTTGCAAACATTGCTCAATAAGTTGTGAGGTCTCCTTAACTTTCTCTAACGCAATAATTTGTCTCACTTTCATTAGTTTTGATAGTTGGATAGATAACCCCCTATTTCTATTTTGTCTTCTCCAGTCTAGATATTCACCCATCTCACTTTCATATAATTTAGACTTTAACTCCATATGGATGGGAGTTATAATCTTATCAGGTAAATCTAAAACCTCATCCTTTAGTCTACGTAGAACCCTATCATTAGTTTTATCTCTTAACTCCTCCAGATTAGTCGCACCAAAAGTCAACCAAATCTTACGATACCCTCTAAAAATTTGTTTACCATCACAGTAACGTCTAACATAACTAATCCAATTATTAGCAACTCTAGAACCCACCAATTTCAATAAATTATAATAGTTCATCGGTCTAGAAGTCATTGGTGTACCAGACAATAACCATAATCTATCTATTTTAGTTGTAAGATTGTTAACCAATTTAGTTCGTTGAGCTTTACCATTGGAAACATAGTGAGCCTCGTCTATGATAACCAAATCAAAGTTATAGTCTAAGATGGTTGTTTTTTTATCCGAATCCCTTGGTAAGGAATGAAAGTTTTTCAAAATATCATAATTTATGATAACATACTTACCATCTTCCCACTTCTTACCCTCCACAATACCAACACTATCTTTGGTGTAATTTTCTATTTCTCTTTTCCAATTAACCTTTAAAGAAGCTGGACATATAATTAACACCTTTTTTAGGTTAAGATTAATAGCTGCCATAATCGCGGAACTAGTCTTACCTAACCCCATATCATCTGCCAATATATATTTTTTATTGGATACTAATTTTACGATAGCTTGTTTTTGGTGTTCAAAAGGAGGACGATGTGAAAACACCTTAAAATCCACATCAAGGTCGGGTGATTCTCTTGGGACAATTTGATTTTTAGGGACCCAAAATGAATGAAGTTTCTGGCTTTCAATTATTTTACCCCACACATGGTACGCTTTATCAGTTTCCGATAAAAGTTTTTCTATCCATATAGATTTAGGTGGTGTTTGTAGAAATTGGGTGGACATCAACTCTTTAGATAGATAATCGTCAATCTCCATCCACAATCTAACAACCTTAGGTTTTTCATTATAATTTTTATTAATATAATCTGACTGAGAACGTGTGAGTGTGAAAGTTTTACTATTAAGCATATTATTTTTTAGGCCGATAATGTAGTTATTGGCCCCATCATATTTAGCTAATGAATTTTTAGCTTTAATCTCTGGAGGAAAATTTTCCATAGTAAAGTATAATAAAAAGAGAAAAGAAAGACAAATTGTATTTATAATAAAAGGGAAACTTATATGGCAAATAAAAAAATACCTATTACAAGAATATCTAGATTTTTTAGTTCTGAAGATTTCCAGTTAGAACAGGACGTCGGGATGGAATGGTTACATGGTGATATGCATTTTACCATGGTTTTATTTAGAGTAGATAAAAAATTATCAGATGTAGATGATGTATATGGTGAATCCGGACCAGAAGAAATAAGATACAAACCACCAGTGGAGTTTAATGCTTACGTAAAAATAGACACACCAAGTAACAAAAGTTATGGAAGTGGGTTGGTGAATCAGATGGAACCAGGAAATATGACCCTAGGTGTGTACAATAAACATTTAGAAGAATTAAATATTGATATAAATTATGGGGATTATATTGGTTACCCAGAAAATGAAACAACTATGAGATATTATGTGGTTGCAAATGATGGTAGGGTAACTTCGGACATACAACACACTATAGGTGGGTATAAAGCTTTCTACAGAACCATAGTATGTTCATGGGTTAGTGAAAATGAATTTAAAGGAATATAATGGCAATACCTAAAAAAATAAAAAAAACTTTAAATATAGCTCCAGGTCCAGTGCAGGGACATTATCCTAGTGGGTATAATGGAATTACTACACCTAATAGAAGAAAGGAGTTAACGGATTTAATCACTGACGACGGCACCTATTTACCTAAATCTATTTTACACGCTGATTTAGATAGAGGTATGTTAGATTTTGTAGAAGAACAACTAAAAACAGTAACGTCTGGAAAGAAGGTTAATGTTATAGATAGAATCCTCACATTGCAAAGGTGGGGAGAATTTTCACAAACATGGAAATTTGCAAACCAAGATAAAAATGTTGAACTACCATTTATTGTGGTTGTTAGACAACCTGATGTACAGTACGGCAGTAACCCCGCTTTACAATATACCATTCCTGATAGAAAACAATTCCATTACGCAAAAGTACCAACCTGGGACGGTAACCGAAAAGGCTACGACATATACACCATACCGCAACCAGTTCCAGTAGACATTATATATGACGTAAAAATAATTTGTAATAGGATGAGAGAGTTGAACAACTTTAATAGAGTGGTGTTACAAAAATTCACATCAAAACAAGCATACACGTTTGTGAAAGGACACTACATCCCTATTGTTATGCAATCAATAGGTGACGAAAGCCAAATTGATACAGAAGACAGAAGATACTACCAACAAAATTATCAGTTTCAACTACAAGGGTTTTTATTAGACGAAGAAGAGTTTGAAGTTAAACCAGCTATAACTAGAAGTTTGGTTATGTTTGGTTTTGATGAAAAAGATAGAAAGGGTGACCCTAAAACTCTAGGAAAAAAGAATAGTGATAAGGTAAAAACTAAAGTAAGTTTTGTAGGACTAGTTAATACATTTACTATAAGTTACAAATATAAAGCAAATATTAACTTAATAAGAACAAATAATGTCGTACTAAATTCAGAAAAGTTTTTTGTTAACGGCATACAGATAACCACAAACATTGAGGTTAGTCCGGGAGACACTATGGTGATTGAGATAGCTAAGAACATACCAACAGAAGACTCGTCAGTAACCATAGAAGAGACTTTGGTTTAATAATTACTCCCCGTATATATCTTTTTTCTTAGAACATTTATCTAAAATTAACTGTTCGACGAACGCAAACATCTTCAGACCATGTTTAGTACAATATATTTTTAATAAACTATGGACTTCCGAACTTATTTTTAAATTTTTGATTTTGGGTTTTTTATCTTCTAAAGGCATTTACAAGGGTATTATTAATATAAGTAGAATATAGTATGAAAAAAGTATGAAAAAATACCTACTAACACCCAAATAACCCTTTTATTGTGAAAACTTTTGGTTTTACCCGTTATATTTATAGTAGAATAAAAGAATAATAATTAATTAAAAATAATATAATATGGCAGAAGGTAATAGAGTATTTGTTTCTCCAGGGGTATATACTTCTGAGAAAGATTTAACATTTGTAGCACAAAGTGTTGGTGTTACTACATTAGGTGTAGTTGGTGAAACCTTAAAAGGACCAGCATTTGAACCTATATACATCCAATCATGGGATGATTACGTTACACGATTTGGTGGTACATCACCAGTGACCTATGTTGATTCACAAATTCCGAAGTATGAATTAGGATACATCGCTAAAGAATACCTTAGCCAATCCAATCAACTATTTGTATCACGAGTATTAGGTCTTAGTGGTTATGACGCAGGACCATCGTGGTCAGTTAAGACTTTTGGAGCTTTAGACCCTAAAAGTTTTTCGTCAGCAACATCAGCTGTAACTACTGGAACCACATTACTACCATTCTTTATACCAATGACTGGTGCTGGTGGAACCGTAGGAACTTCAGCTTTTACTAATGACAATACAGTTAATCCAATTGACTGGTTTAGTAGCTTACCAGCAGTAATTCGTAATCATTTTAATTACGAAACAATAACATTAAACAATGGAAATACAACAACCCTAAATCAAATGATATTGGACTGGTTCCAAGCGAGTATAATTTATTCTGGAGCTACAGGTTATCCAGAGATGACCGGAAATCCAGGAGCTCAAACTACAGCTTGGTACGACGGTTCAATCTTCCAATTTGGTTGTGTGACAGAAGGAATGACTCAACAAGCGACAGCAACTACAATGGCCTACCCAGTATCGGGTACAGGTACAACAGTAGTCTATAACGAATTAGGTACTTCTTGTGAGGACGCCTACTCAACACCACAATATAATTATCTTAATGACGCGTGGTACTATGGTCTATTTGACGCTATTAATACTGAATGTTGTACAGGGACCACATATAGCGGAGTTAGTTTCCAAATTTATAATAATCCAAATGTAACTGTTATTAGTGCATGTACAGGAACATCAAGTGGAGGAACTCTTATTTATTCAGGTAGAGCGGCAATTGACTATATGGAGTGGACTAATGTAACAGCGGACCCAGACTATGACGGTATGGTTGTTTTAACATTTAGGTCTAGAGGATTAAGTAGTAAAGCAAGTGGAGGTCCAGTATATGATATAAGTGCAAATACAGTGGCTTTTGACTGCACAGGAAGTTATTATAAAGTATTGGAAAACCCATTTGCGTCATTTGGTATTAGTGCTAATACTAATAATGGAACTATCTACACATTCAAAACATCTATGGCTAACACCGCTCAAGACTATGTATCTAGAGTATTTGGTAGAAGCCCATTTGATAAGAAAAGAGAAGATGTACCTTTATTTGTTGAAGAGACATACCCTAACTTATTAACTGACGCTTGGAAAAAGGGTAAAATTAGAGGACTTCAGTGTTGTCTTACACACTTACCAGGAGCGAGAGAAACGGTAAATACAAATACCATCGCGTGGTACATGAGAGAATGGGCAACACCAGAAACTCCATATATAGTTTCTGAATTACAAGGTACAGATGTTTATAGACTATTTAAATTCATATCAATTTCTGACGGAAATTCAGCAAACAGAGAGATTAAAGTCTCAATAATAAACCTTTCTTTTGAAAGAGGTGAGTTTGATATATTAGTGAGAGACTTCTGGGATACAGACGCAAACCCAATTATTTTAGAAAAATATACAAGATGTAGTTTAAATCCAGAATTAGTATCTTTTGTTGGTAGAAAAATAGGTACATCTACTGGTGAATTTGAATTAAAATCTAAATTTGTTATGTTGTTCTTAGCTGACGGATTATTAGACGGTACGTTTACCGGTTCCTTACCAGCTGGATTCGAAGGGTATAGATTCAGACCATATGCTGATTGTGCATTGAGTCCTCGTATTGAATATAAGACTAAGTACTATAAGCCTGGTGATGTGGTTTTCGACCCACCATTTGGTAGTGGTACAGCAAATAACCGTACTATAAGTGGTGGTGACAAAGTATCCAAAGTATACTTAGGAGTATCCGATAGTATTGGAGCTGGTTATGATACAGACTTCTTTGCATATAAAGGAGCTATCCCACCAACAATATGTACTGGTACAGTAGGTGGTGAATGGAGCGTAATCACAAAAGGATTCCACATGGACTCGGGAGCAACAGTAGTAGTCGGTGGTAGTGGTTCATATACTGACTGGTCAGCAACATCATTAAACGGACAACAAATATTTGACTGTGGGGTCGCTCAATTTAATCACGAACCTACCCTTAGTAGTGAAGCTTATAAATCATTAAGGTCTCGTAAATTTACTATAGCACCTTATGGTGGATTTGATGGTTGGGATATATACAGAAAAACAAGAACTAATACTGACGACTATAGAATGGGACTAACAGGGTTCTTAAATGGTGCGTGTAACAGTACAGAATTCCCAACAGCAACCGGAGCTGGTACATTTAAAAAGATTAGTACTAGTGAAGCTAACACAGATTATTTTGCATACCTTAGAGGTATCAACAATTTCAGTAACCCTGAATCTGTAGATATTAATGTATTTACAACTCCAGGGTTAGATTATGTTGATAATTTAGGTTTGGTTAATGAAGCAATAGATATGGTAGAAACTGATAGAGCGGATTCTTTATATGTTGTTACAACACCAGACTACAATATGTTTGTACCAAATACAACAGACCCAACTAATATGATTTCACCGGATAGTGCTGTAGATAATGTTGAAGACTCACTAATAGACTCAAATTATACAGCTACATATTATCCTTGGGTACAAGTTAGGGATTCAGCAAATAATAAACAAATTTACATCCCACCAACAGCGGACGTAATGAGAAATATTGCTTTAACTGATAACATAGCATTCCCATGGTTCGCTTCAGCGGGTTATACTAGAGGTGTTGTAAACGCGGTAAAAGCAAGAAAGAAATTAACATTAGACGAGAGAGACACATTATATGTGGGTAGAATTAATCCTATCGCGACATTTAGTGATGTTGGACCTATAATTTGGGGAAATAAAACTCTTCAGATAAAAGAATCGGCTTTAGATAGAATTAATGTGAGAAGATTGTTGTTACAAACTAGAAAATTAATTTCAGCTGTAGCTGTAAGATTAATATTTGAACAAAATGACGAGATAGTGAGACAACAATTCCTAGATTTAGTTAACCCAATACTTGATTCTATTAGAAGAGACAGAGGATTAACGGACTTTAGAGTTGTACTTTCGAGTGACCCAGCAGAAATTGACAGAAATGAAATGAATGGTAAGATTTACATCAAACCAACTAGAGCATTAGAATATATATTTGTTGAGTTCCTGATTACTCCAACTGGAGCTTCTTTTGAAGACGTCTAGTATTTATAATAAAAATATAGTTTAAAATGAAATTTACTAAAAAAATATTAACAGAAAATCTATTTTTGTCTACTGACAACCCTAAGTTTTTTACTAAAGGAAGAAAACAAAATGTTGTAATTAGTGAAGACCAACTAGAGAGGTTGTTAAATGTAATTAAAGAAGATACTAATATTAAGGAATTAGACGGCATTATAAAAGAGGCTAATGATTTAATTCGACACGCTATTCTGACAGAAAACTTACATTTACACCTAAATGAATATATATTATCCGAACAATCTGAATGGCAAGGTCGTAACCCTGGAAGTTCAGCGTCTGAGGGGATAGAAAATATTTTAAATGGGATAAAGAAAGCTTATGATATGATTAAAGATAGTGAAACCAGACGAAGGTTAGCTAACTCAATGACTAAATTAGGTAATTTTATGACTATCACAGCTGACGCTATAGGTTCAGGTAGAGACCAAAGAGCTATGAAATCTGCAGACTCCTTAAGAGAACCACTTCCTTACCCAGAATTAGAAACAGTAAGTGTGGAGGATGAAATAGAAGAAAGGTTAGGTAAAGGTGACTATACATTAACTAAAGAAGAAATTGAAGATAAAGGAAAGTTACTCGAAGAAGATATTAAAAAGATGAAACAAGTGATTAATCCCATACCAAAAATATAATAATGTCAATAAAAAAAGGTCCTTTCGGACCTTTTTTTTATGGTACTAATTTACCCCCATTTAAAAGTATTAGAACTAATATCATTGGAGCCAATATCGGTGCTTTAAGGACGTGTGTTATGATGTAGAATACATACCATTTATTACTAGGTACATCCCCACGCTTAGACTCAAACGACAAGTATGCAGCACGAATATCTTTTTCATTAATTAATAAAAACACAAACATCAGTATTTGTGACAGACAAAGGTAAGTTATTATATATTCTAACATAATTTTATTTTTTTAAGGGTTAAACTTCTATATTAATATATACGAATTATTATTAATAAGGTTACTTATAATCAGGTCTAAACGCTATAAAGCCATTATAATTGTCAAAAGAATAGATTTCTTGTAATGTAAAAATAACCATACCGTCATCTTCTAAAAATAAAAATCCGTAATTACCATTATAAGAATCATGTACATTATAAGTTATGCCATGACCATCTATTTGACTGACACTCATTATAGTTAATTCATACGACTCAACAATACCAGTTTTATCTGACATACGTGAAATAGATATACTCGACATTGAAGTGTCTATATGGACAGTATTCTTTGATTCACTAAAATTATTCACAACTATGTTAGGTATGTCACTAGATTTTAATGAACCAGAATATTCCGGTAACGAAATAGACATGTTATACGTAAGGTCCAACACCTCTACCTGCTGTGCTGGAGAAATTAAAGGTAGTGTTATTAGTAATAATATTGTTATAATGTTTTTCATACTACAAAGATAATAAATAAAATTGAATAAACAAAATTAAATTGTATTTATATTATATGAAAAAAGATATTATTTTGACAGAAAAACAACTAAAGTATGTACTAGGTTCGTTAAACGAAAATTCTTCAGACCCATCCGTAATACGTGCATATTCTTTTGATTGGGACGACAATATTATTAATATGCCCACAACTATTAAAATGTTAAGAAAGACTGATTCTGGGGTAGAAAAAGTTAATGTTAGTACCGCTGATTTTGCTTTATTGAGAGATAATGATGATTATGAATTAGACGAGGGAGCGTTTGATAATTTTATAGGGGATGAATCTTTCTTAAGTGATTTAGAAACGGCATTACAAAATAATTCTTTCGCTCCGTCTTTCGAGAAATTTAAAGAAGCTCTACTATACGCAAACCCTATTTCTATTATTACCGCTAGAGGACAGAGCCCGGAGGTTTTGAGAAAAGGGATGGATTTGGTTATATCGTACACTTTTAATGAAGAAGAATTAAACAGAATGATTGATAATATCCAACAAACTATTCCCGAGTTAGAAGGTGAGGACCCAGATACCACTCTAAGAATCTATCTAGACAGTCAAGACTATCACCCAGTAACCTCCCCACAGTTTATGGAAAAATTCGGAACTAGTGAAGAATCAGCACTTAATCCGGAAGAAAATAAAAAAATAGCTTTAAGAGATTACGTAACTAAAATAGTTCACCAAGCTAAACAAATGGTTAATACAGAGTACAATAAATTGTCTATAGGGTTTAGTGATGATGATTTAGGTAATATAAACGCAATTATACCTTTTATAGAGAATGTTCTACAATCAGAATTTCCAGACGTTACTTTTGTGGTGTACAACACTTCAGACGGAGGAAATAAAAAAATAACATTAAAGAAGGTAGAATAATACGTTTTTTCAACCTGAGTATATTTATAGGTATAACAATAAAATAAATTAATACAAAAACAAAAGAATATGGCCGATTTATTAATGAAAATGCCGATACCCTACGAACCAAAGAAAAAGAATAGGTTTATTCTAAGATTTGATTCGTCCTTAGGTATTAACGAGTGGTATGTAGAGAGTACATCTAGACCACAAATAACCATAAATCCAGTTGAAGTCCCGTTTTTAAATACATCGACATATGTTGCTGGTAGATTTACGTGGGGCACAATTAATGTAACATTTAGAGACCCTATCGGTCCTTCAGCCGCACAAGCATTAATGGAATGGGTTAGGTTACATTCAGAATCGGTAACAGGTAGAATGGGTTACGCTGCTGGATACAAAAAAAATATAGATTTAGAAATGTTAGACCCAACAGGAGTTGTAGTAGAAAAATGGATATTACAAGGTTGTTTTTTAACTGACGTTAACTTTAACGACTTAGGTTATAGTGATGACGGTCTTGCAAATATAGCGGCTACATTACGTCCAGACCGTTGTATTTTAGTTTACTAACATAAACCCTCATATAACATATAAAAGTCCTCACACGGGGACTTTTTTTATATTAAAACATATAATTTAATAAGTAATGAAAAATATAGTTAATAAATCATTTACTTTAAACTATCACTCACCGATGATTATGCTGCAAATAATAAATTAGTTTTGTATTTTACAAATAAAACAGAATTACTATATTTACAATTATAACATATATTTTAAATTATAAATAATGCAAGAACAACTAGGAGAAACACCAGACTCTATATTACCTTATGACGTGGTAACCCTACCATCACAAGGTATATTTTATAAAGATAGAAAAACCTCAGTAAAAGTAACTTATTTAAACGCGTCTGACGAAAACCTATTAGCTTCACCATCATTAACTGAAACAGGAAAGTTAATTGACACATTAATAGGTAGAAAAATTTTAGACAAAGATATTTCGTTAGAGAATATGCCTGACTGTGATAAAGAAGCTATTCTAATATTTTTACGTAATACAGCATTTGGTACAAACTACGATGTAAAAGTTACAGACAGAAAGACAAATAAAGACTTTAGCGCGACAATCGACTTATCACAATTAAAAACAAAGGATATTGGGGTGGAACTAGACGAAAAGAATGAATTCGAGTACTACCTAGAAATATCCAAGAAGAAAGTAAAGTTAACATTCATCTCCCCATCGGACGAAAAAGAATTAAAGACATTAGACGAGACCCATAAAAATGATGTTATTAGTTCATACATGACCACACAATTAGCAAAAATGCTGAAGGAGGTTGATGGTGTTAGAGACCCTATGACTATTCACCAGTTTATACAAACAATGCCTATCAAAGATTCACAATCAATAAGAAAAGTGGTCCGTGACAATACACCAGAATTGGACTTAACAGTTAGTGTAACAACACCCTCAAATGAGGTACAAGAACTGAGAATTAACTTCGGTGTAGAGTTTTTTCGTCCTTTCTACGGCATATAGGAATGCCCTATTACAAGAGTTTTACTACTTAATGAAACACTTAAATGTCGCTTGGTCCGACCTACTACTCATGCCAACCTTCGAGAGAAGATTCTATGTAGATTTTTTAGCCGACGAATTTGCCAAAAAAAGAGAAGCAATAGAAAAACAAAATAACCAACGTAAATAATCTTTCAAGTATTTATTGTTAAAGGTTTAGTATGGCAATTACATTAAAAGATTCTCGGGGTAGAGACGTAACGATGTCTCAATTATTCTCTGATTCAGACTTTCAGGCTGAATTAGCGTCCGCAGGGTATAGTAATACCCAAGCCACCCACACCTCCACAGATGTTGCTACTGGGGTAATGAAAAAATTCGAAACACTATTAAAATCTAGAATTCCTAGAGGTCAAATGACTGCTGGGGAAGTACAAGGGATGATAGATATGTTGAAGGAAACCGTAACCCTACAAGCCAACGTAGACGGAAAAATGAATACTATCTTAGATAAATTAGCTTTAGAGGATAGTTTAAGGGTAGACATCTCAAAATCATTAGGGATGTCCAACGCACAACTCTTCGACACAATAGGTGAATTAAACCTAGCAGGTAAGTCTGCTGCTGATTTTGGAATAACCGTAGATAAATTATACGAGTCATTTAAAGATATATCAAAAGAAGTTGGTAGAAACCTTAGGATACCACCCCAGGTGGTTGAACGAGCATCACTACTAACTAAGACTTTAGATGGATTTGACTCGGGAGATTTTGCCGCAGCTTTTGACACTATAGGTTATAGTTTAGATGAAGCAATTGGTGGTGTTGAGGATACTGACAATGCTATGTCGGATGTTTTATCTACCGGTAGGGCGTTTGGTGTGGTTATGGAAAGTTTTTTAGGGGATGTAACCGGTGAACTTAAATTGATAAATACATATGGTTTTGACAAAGGGATTGAAGGGTTAGCTAGTATGGTCGCAAAAAGTCAGACATTGGGTATAGAGATGAGTACGGTAACGTCATTAGCTGATAAATTCTTTGACCCTGAAGGTGCAATAGATTTTGCAGCACAAATGCAAGTAATAGGTGGTGCGGTAGGTGATTTAGGAGACCCATTTAAATTGATGTACATGGCGACTAATGACCTAGAAGGCCTACAAGACGCAATAGTAGACACTGCGGCAGCTTCGGTAACATTTGATAAAACTAAAAATAAATTTATAATATCCCCACAGGAAAGAAGGAAGTTAAAGGATATGGCAGAGGCTATGGGAATGAGTTATCAGGAGTTAGCTGATACAGCTGTAAAATCAGCAAGAAGAGCACAAGTATTCTCCGAATTAGAATACGGAACCAAAATGAGTGAAAATGACAAGGAATTGATAGCGTCTATGGCTCAAATAGGTAAACATGGTAAAGCTGTAGTTAAAATACCAGGAATAGAAGAAATGGTAGATGTCGCGAATGTAACTGACGACCAAATGAAGTTATTGAGAAAAGACGGGATGTCCGACAAAGACATATACCAACAACAACTTACAGTTGCAGAAAAAGCAAATCAATATTTAGCGGCTATGGACGCTGGAATTCGAGTTATGGTTAGAAAAATGGGAGGAACAGCAGGAGATATAGAACAAGAAGGATTTTCACAACAAATGGCTGGAGGTATGCAGTTTTTGGATGAAGACCAGATGGAGGACCTTATGAGTGGAGACGCAGCAAAGATGGGTAAAATGATGGGTGAACTCCAAAAAAATATGTTGACGAGCACTTATGATAATTTCATAAAAGCAAAAAACGCTATGACGGGACAGAATAACCTAATTCGGACTAACGCCGCAACCGCGAGTACACCAACATATTACGATTTTGTAAAACCCGCTGGAGCCTCAGCTTCCGAGACACTATCTTTCGCCAAAGGAGATTTGGTTATCGGAGGTACGGATTTAGGTGTAAGTTTAGGAAGTAGACTATCTGATGAAGCGAATCAACAAACAAACAATCAAGGAGGTGCGTCGCCTGGGACAGTACTACACGCTGGTACAATAACATTAGAAGGTGGTGGAACCACAACTGATATAGATATTAATAGATTCTTAACTAAGTTATCTTCTGGTGATTGGGGCACAATCGCAAAGAATGTAACTCAGGCTAGAGGGTAATAAAATAATAAATAAAAAGGTATGAGTCACGACAAACTATCCATAGAAAGTACTGAAAATGTAAGACAGTTTATGTTAGGTAAGAATCTTCATAGTTCTTACTTATGGGACGGGAAACCAATATCTCCCCCTTTTGGCGTGCAACAACCAGGAGACCAAGCTTATTTAGCGTCTCGAATGCAAAATGTACCAGACCAACCAACAGTAAGTGAAGTAGCGGAATCACCCCTAACAAAGTTATTCTTAGATAATAAATATGGCCCAGCTGGAGGGTATAATGATGTACAATTAATCGACGTCACTAAAGTACTACCTAGAGAAGGTGTAGGTTATGTTTCGGACAATACAGTATCACCCAAAACATTTGTTTCGTCCGAATATACCCCAGCAGAAATTTTAGACACAGTTAACATAACTAATGGTATAGTTAACACAGTTAACAGTAAAATTTTAGATGATAGTAATCTAATGGGTGTCTCTAGTGGGTGGCTAAGACAAAATTTAGGCGAAATACAGAAACAATATCTAGACCAAATAAGTGATGGCCCAAAAGGTAATTATCTATTTGATATTAGTGTTACACCAGGGAAAAAAGAATTAAAAGGTACAGACTTCTTATCTAGAATCAATAACCAATATGACGGAAGTTCCGAATTACCAGGATATTATTTTTATGATGTATTTGTTCCAGATATAAACACTTTAAGTAAAAATGGAATTAGCACTTCTGGTCAGTACGGAAACATAGAAGCTACAGCTAACGCCATATCTAATCTAATAACAGGGGGTAATGATATACCTAGAAACCTAACCGCAAATCCTGAACCTAGTGAAAAGTTTATAGAACATATGGGTTTTATACAACAATCTAAATTATTTGAATTACTTAATTACAACATTAATAGGCCTGACTACTCAAGAGCCCGATTACATCAAGGTGTAGCTAAATTACTACCATACCAATACGTTGGGTCTAAGAGCTCAAACCCATCTACCATAGACAGTCCAATCGGAGCCATCCCATACGATGAATTTGGTAGAGAAGTTAATGCACTCGTATACGGACCATCAACATTAGCAAAGGAGTTAGAAACAGTAGACGGAAACGCTCTATGGAAATATTATAATTTTGGTTTAAATGGGTTAGGTTATATGGATGGTGGAGACTTATCTGGTGGATTCAGTTGGTTTGGGTTAAATTCTTTCGCTTCGACTAACGCACCACAATCCATCTTATATACACGGTCCTTTACCATACCAAAAAGAAAAGGGGGTTTATTAGACGAAACACAAAAACTTATTAACGCCGCACCATTAATGGGGGGAGCAAGAAGAAAACATGCTGGACACGCTATAGACCAAACCTCTAAAGTATTTAATGATGGGTATAAAGACATATCTAAAGGTTCTGGTGTAAGGTATGTGGATGATGGACTTTTTGGTACTCCGGAATACGTAGCGGATTACTGTAGAACTTGGACAAAAGACAATCCATATTATAAGATGAGTAACCTACAAAGTTATAAAGGAAATACTAGAGGTGTGGAGGGCTCAGTCCTAACTAACACATTTAATCTTAACATAGCTCCAGTCTTTGATGTTAATGTAGACACAACCAAAACAGAAAAGAATGTAAAAAAATATATGTTCTCTATCGAAAACTTGGCGTGGAGAGGAACTCCAGAACTTCTAGGATTACCTACCACAGAAAAAGGACCAAACGGAGGAAGAGTAATGTGGTTCCCACCTTATGATATTAGTATAGGTGACACTAATTCAGCCCAATGGAATTCTGTGAGTTTTTTGGGGAGACCTGAACCAGTATATACATATAACTACACAGAAAGAATTGGGACCCTAAGTTTTAAAATGGTAGTTGACCATCCATCTGTATTAAATGAGATAGCTCAAAATACATTAAAAAATTCACCCAGCTTTGTTGCAGATAAATCCATAAACGCTTTCATCGCTGGGTGTAAGGAATATGACATTTATGAACTGGCCGCAGTTTATCCTAATCTTTCAATAGCCGATATAATAACATTGCAGAATGATATCACTGACGCGACCGATGAAGAAGCTTATACCCAAACTGGTACGGGTGATAATCCAGGACCAGTCCCACCGGCAGACGGACCATACTCAACAGACACGGACGGAGCATACTATGACGCGGGAGCAACAGCAAGTACCCAAGGTACTACAAATATGATAAATCAATCAGCCTTAACTCCACCAGGGGAAGAGGAGACAGCAGAAAATGCAGCTATAACAAATAACACCCAATCAACAGAAAAAGAGAAAAAATTAAATACCGCCGCAATATTAGCTAGAATGTTAGGGGAGGAAAATTACTTTAACGCTTTAAAAGAAGACGATGAATTTATTTATGACTCCTTAAAACGAAAACTCAAATATTTTCATCCATCATTTCACTCTATGACACCAGAGGGATTAAACACTAGATTAAGTTTCTTATTACAATGTACTAGACCAGGTAGGACAATGCCAACTGCAGTGGAGGGTGGTGAAGATAATGTTGATGCTGAAAACACCGCTTTTGGTCCACCACCTATTTGTGTGTTAAGGGTTGGTGATTTTTACCATACAAAGATAGCGATAGATTCTGTAAGTTTTAGTTACGAACCATTAGTGTTGGATATGAATCCAGAAGGGATAGGACTACAACCAATGATAGCTAATGTATCTATGAACTTTAAATATATAGGAGGCCAAGGTTTAGAAAAACCAGTATCAGAACTACAAAACGCTCTTTCTAACAATTTCTTTGCGAATACAGAAATATATAACCCAAACAGTACAACAACTTCTAAAACTGATAAGACCATATTTGATGAACAAGCAATAATAAATGAACTGGAAACAGAAGCCGCGGAATCAACAGAAGGAGGTTCTAACGGAACTAATTCACAAGGTGGCAGCCCTGGAGGTAGCCCGGGGACTAATCCATAGTAATAGGAAATATGAGAAAAATTTTAAATTATAAAGAGCTTTTAAATAGTTTTGTTGACAACAGCAAAGCTTATGGTCTTGATGTTAAAAATAGATTAAATAATTTATTTTTATATTACAATATGGGGTGTGTAGAGGAATTAATGGTATCTCGTAATTTTACAACAGGAGTATTCGGGGCCACAAATTCAAATCTAGTAGGGATACCTAAAGATATAATAAGTAGAATCTCTAGTTATTACACACAACTTAAGAGTGATATCAGTGGAGAAACCACAACAATACAAACACAATTAAACTTAGTCGCTCCCAGAGATAGTGAGAAAGAATATATAAAATCAATATTAAATGAATACGCGGACCAACAACTAACCAATATTAATACACAATTATTAACCATAATTAATAGTTTTAGAAGACAACAACATCAGTTAACTCAGAATATAGATAGACTTAATTTTATAACTACTAATAGTTATGACGGACAATATTTAAATAAAGATGGTGGTAGGGTATTAGCTTTACAGTTAACAGCAACAACCGATGTTACTAATCTAACTAATAATTATAATGTTAGTAACACTTATTTAAATAACTATATAAGTAATTACGTCACAAATATCTTCCCTAAAAATTATCCAGGAACTAATGAATATATTTTCTTTTCTAATATTATCTACACAAATGATGTGATGTCATTTAATTTTAGTGGAAACTATCGGAGTCATCTAACAGAATTACTAGAGTATAGAAAAGATACTTTATATAAACAACTTTTAAAAATAGACTCTAGTGGCATAAATGGACTTACATATAAGACACAGAATAAATTTAAACCAAAATTAAATAATATAGTGATAGAATGGGTAAGATACGATGTTAATCTTATATATAGTAGATTTACTGAAGGTTTAAATTTTGGTTACAATATTTTTAATGGGGAGATGAATAAATATTATAATAATTTTGATATAGGATATACCGTCAATAGTGGTTATGCTGCCCAGAATTTAATAGTAAATAATTTACGCTCTATGAACATAGGGAACACAGATGTGAGTTTTAATTATAAAACAATGCAACAATTATATATTAGTTAAGAGTATGAGTTATTATAATAGATATAGTGAGTTTGTGGTTAATGGTGATTATGTCATGGTACCACACATAAGTCTGGATAGGAAATCCAGTGACAGAAGAATAGTTTATAAAGTAGGGCAAACAAGGTTAGATAAGTTATCCCAACAATTCTATGATTCCCCTTATTATGGTTGGCTTATTATGCAAGCAAACCCACAATTTGGTGGACAAGAATGGAATATACCAGACAATACTATTATCACAGTACCATTTCCATTAATGCAATCACTAGAGGAATATAAAACTAAATTAGACCAATACTTCCTCTATTATGGCAGATAAGTTAAATTCCGGAGATATAGCAGTTAATCAGGTCGGCAACAATGTAGTTGTTATAGACCCCAATAAGATTACTGTAAATGGGCAAACTAAAGACAGGGTTGTCGATAGTGAGGATTTAATTATGTACGCTAATTTAACAGCAAAAATTGCCCCTAGAAGTAAATTAATAAAAGGTGGTGGTGGAGATACCGAAGTTATTGTAGACATCTATAGTGGCGAATTAAATTTTTTAAAACCAGAAGGAAAAGATTTTTTAGATTCAGATTGGACCGAAGCGTTCACCAATCCAGACACTAACAAACAAATAAGAACAGTAGATAACGATGGGTCCACCATATCCAAGAAAATAGAAAATCAAAACGATTTCCAGGGGTTCGGAATAACATCAATTGCTGTAAAAATAAGTGCCTCCTTTATACCTGAAGTAACCATTAATTTTACTGATATTAGGGGTAAAACCTTATTTGAACAAGCAAGAACTAATACCCCGTATACTGCATTTTTTCATATGCCATACCCAGTCTTTATGTTAACTCTAAAAGGGTTTTACGGTAAAGCGGTACAATACCAACTAACGTTACATAAATTTGTTTCTAGATTTGACCCCTCTTCGGGTGATTATCTAGTTACATGTGATTTTAAAGGTAACCATATAGCGTTGTTAAGGGATATTAATATGCATCAAGCTATAACCGCTCCATATATGTATCCCACTACAATAAATGAAAGTACGGGAGATGTTACGTGGACCAAAGGAATGCAAGTTTTAAATGATGTGTATAAATTATATGCGGCTAAAGGACTCATAGATGACGATTTCCCAACACTCACAATAGTTCAATTAATTGAGAAAGTAAAAGCTATAGATAATGATTTAAGTAGGGTTTTTGGTGAAGCTAACCTATCCTACACTTCAGATAAATTAGAATATTTAAAAACGCTGGATAAATTTTATCAAGCAATAATGGGGTCCGAAGGTTGGACGAACACCTACTTAGACAATAATGGTGTCCGTAATGTACAAATCAAATTACCAGCTACTAGTGAGGAGACCACCGGGTCAACGATAAGTACCAAATGCTTTCCTTTAAAAGGTATGAGAGCCGCCAATGATATAACCGACACCACCAAACAACAAGAAGAGAAAGACAAAATACAGAAGAAAGCTGAACAAGACCTTAATAGTATTGTAGCTAAATATGTAAAACTATTACAACAGAACCCAACATTTAGGGTAGATAGTACCGTAAAAGACGGTAAATACGCAGTAGCAACCAAGTTCTTCAACGCTAATGTAAATCAATTCAAGAAAAACCAACTTACTGGTGTACAAACCATAGAGTCCACAATTGCAATGTTACCACAAGAATACAGCCCTTATTTTTGTTTTGATGGTGGAGTAGACTCATTCACCTTCCAATGGAAAAAAACTAAGAAACTCTTTGACGGTAAAGCAAAACAGATGGAAGAAGATATGAGTGACGAATTAAATTTAGCTTTAGAAGCAGAAATAGGATTCAAACCAACAATAAGAAATGTTTTTGCCGTAATTCTTGCTGGGGCAGATACCTTTTTAAGGTTACTAGATGATGTGCACACCAACGCTTTTGCTCAACGACAAAATAAAAAAAGATTAGAAGTGGCTAAGGTATCAAACGATATACCACAAACCAATTCAGAAAATAGCCAAATTGCGTTTCCATGGCCTAAATATTATGTAACAAAAGAGGTTTCAGAATGTCAAACCTCTTCAGTTCTAACTTATATTGGTTCCGAAGAAGTAATGGATGTATTAGACAGCTCAAATAAAAAAGTATGGCCTGAAGTGGAGTTTGTAGAAGAGTACACGAAGAGCACCAATTATAAATTCTCAACATTTATGGCTCCTACCACAAATGATGGGTTACAGAAAAATTTCACCCCTATAAATAATATCTTAGATTATCCACCTATTGATGTACCCTATAGTTCCTTAGACAATGTAGATGTTTGGTTTGAAATATTAGACAGAGCTCAAGCAGCTATACTCTTCGGCAGTCTTTTAACACGACACGCTATCCCTGGTAATGCCTCAATCCCAATAGAAGTGGGAGAAGCTATAATTGGGGAATTATCATCATACGAAGGAAGAAATCTATACAATCAAATTAAAAAATTTACATCTACCACACAGATTTTTAGAGATATGAACAACCCAAGGGAATATATAGATATGGTACTCAAACAAGCAGCACCAGAAAGATATCAGATGTACTTGTGGGGTGGAGTAGTTACAGGTGGATTAGTCGGAGGACCAACATTCGATTTTCCACAACAAATGAATGTAGATATTTTGTCCGAACAATGGAAACTTAATGACAAAGCTCTTAAGATAACCAAGGGTAATGGGTTTTTTGATGTAGCTCCAATGATATTTGGAGGATGGGCGAAAGTGAATATGGCAAATGGAGCTAATATACCTAATGGGGTTCATGATTTTTTTACTATCTATAACAATTTAACCTACAACATTATGGGTAACAATATATTAAGTGAAACAGTTGATACACTATATTTTACTACATTAGGAACCAAAATGGTTAATAATACAGAGATAGCATTAGAAAACTTTCATATTTGTATGGATAGGTACTTTAATAGTGACGAGTTAAATAACCCAAACGCTGTTGATGAATTTTACGATAGAATTTTAGGTGATGGAGGCGGAGCACCTAATAATACAAAACTAGTAACAGAAGGGGAAATTTTATTTAACCCCACACAATCGGGAATAGCACCTAATGTTGCTCCACTTACATTAGATAACGCTAAAACTAGGTTAACCTCTATGATGAATACACCTTATTTTATTAACGCACTACTAGATGGGGTCAATAAAGAGAAATTAAATGTAAATCATCCATATAAGAAAGCCGCGTACCTTTTCCTAAACTCATTGCCACTACCAACATTTAGAGAGAAAGCTATGTTTGACACCTCAGGACCATCTGAAACAGGATTAAGGTTTGGGGACTATATATCACAACTTTTTAATCAAATGCCAGCTTTACATGAAGTACCACTATCATTGTTATTAAAGATAGGGTCGATATGGTGGAGATACAAAGATAGTGTAAGGTCTGCAACTGGAGTAGCGGACCCTTTAAGTGAAATTTGGGGGGATGTTGGTACTGTCTCTACAATTTTTGGGGCAACAGGACCAGCATACGTATATGATGAAGTTGGGGGTAGTTTGGCTACACAATATACGTACGTTGAGGGAGGTATAACCTTCCAATACACATCCCAACAAGTAGTTAATAATATTATGCAAGTAGGAGTTTACCCAAATATAATAGGTGCAATTCACTATATAACAACTAACTCTACAGCCTACATACCCGCTACCCTAACCTTAAATACTATTATTCCTGCCGCACCACTAACAATACGTAATAACACAAAGATATCATTTAATGCTACAACGGACAATTCTACTATACAGTTTTACGATGTATATCTAGACTCAAATAATATTATAAATGAGAGTGAAAAGGTTAAATTCACTAACACCGAGAGTCCTGGTCAATATTATGTTCTATTCCCTTCTTCCGGAGGACTAGACCAAACTGACGCTAATACATATGACGCTCCTTTATATAGTAATAGAGCTTTACACAATGGAGCGTGTAGATTATTCTGGGGAATGTCCAATTACGGATATTTTGTTAATAGAGGTGTATACAAACCTACAGCGGCAGAATACTTTAAATTAATTGACATCCACAAAGACGAACAAACCGATTGGCAGTTTAAAGAAGACGGAGCCTATTCTAACATAGAGGACCTGCGTGGTGTGTTTAATACGGAACAATTAGACGGGTTTGAGAAGTTATTTGAAATATTTAGTAGCACGGAAGGTAGTGGAGACGTACCTTGGACTATGAAGCAAGCTATAAAAGATTTTTGTGTTGTTGAAGATAAGTGGGTTGATGCAGCAACCGCAGCTTCGGGTAATTTTAGCACAGCCTTAGCATTCGCTCAAACACGAAAAATAAGTGTACTTATTAATGAATTTTTACAAACCACTATACAATATTCACACAAAACCACAACAAATTTAAACGCGGTAGTTAACAACTCTTCATTACTACAAGATATTACACAATTACATTATAATTATTCTTCACCGATAGGCAAACCAGTTTCATACCAAATCACACAAACATTCGGGACTTATACTTCTAGCACCACTACCATTCCATCAGCAGGTGGATTTTTCATAGGTAACCCAGTAGAATATCAAGACATGCGAATATACGTAGGAGAATATTTTTCACAATCATCCAGTCAATTTAATATACTCGTACCAACAGATGACACAAATCCATTATATAGTTTCTTTATGGAGATTAATTACCCCTTAGAAGGAATTACTTTTAATAGCGTAAATATTAAAAGATTTGCACCATTAATTAGGTTATACGGTTCATACTGTGCAGAACAAGGATATGTTACTGCACGTGATTATATTGGAATTTTTATGTCCCAGATTAGTAATCTAGATACCATATCTGACCAGTACATAAATGATTTGGTTAAGTCAGCACAAAAAAATATTAAAGAAAATCCTTCAGAAATTATCAACATAAGCACTCCACCCCCTACCGATGATAGGTCAGAGATAAAAGGAGATAACCTAAAGTTAAGCTTATACAACAGTTTTAAAAAACTTAATGATAGGTGGATAGCGGGAATACCAACACTAAATAATCAAACTTTATTTGAGAAGTTTTTATTTTTAGACAAAGCTAATCGAGATATTGGGAGTGAAGCTGTTATAGATATATGGGATATTATCCTATTAGACTCCCCATTCGCTAATAAAAATTCCAGAACATTAACCCAGAGTGTAGATAGTTTTTTAAGTATTATTCTAGCTAATAATTATTTTAATTTTATACCCCTACCATCCTATATTAATTTCTTTAATCTAGAAAAAAAAGGAATGAATACCCAAAAACAGGCTAACGCTTTATTTGGAACATTCCAAACCGTGGACTACTTGGACTCTAGACCAGCTTTTCTCTGTCAATATATTGGAAATAGTTCTACACAACTTAATGTTAAAACACAGGACAATGGGTATACTAATGATTCATATAATTTAGGTAGAGCTACACCAAACCCACTTAATGGACCCGCGTGTGGAAACAAAAATTTATCTAACAAGGTAATGGGGTTCAATGTTGATTTCGGTATACCAAATCAGAATATTTTTGAATCAGTAACCCTTGACCAATCAGAATATCAAAATACTGAAGAAAGTTATAAAATACTACAATCAATGGCTGATTCTGGTGGTGGTGGAAGTACATCTATGGCCTCTCTATCATTATTTAATGTTTACGCGAGTAGGTCCTATTCAGCCAAAATAACAATGATGGGTAACGTAACAATCCAACCAACCCAATACTTCCAACTAAGATACCTACCTATGTTTAATGGTCCGTATATGATTGTTAGTGTTGAACATAATATATCCCCAAATAATATAGAAACCACATTTGAAGGAGTTAGACAACCATTAGCAGAACTACCAAGTATTACCGATTTAGTACAAAGAGTAAATTCAAATCTTTATCAAGCGGCAGAAAAAAGACTAAAAGAATTACCTATAGATTTATATTATGACAATTTAAGTGCTACACCAATGCAGTTATCTAGAGGAGAAGCTGATAATCTTTATATAGATAAGAGTAGTAACTGGAAGACATTAGAAAGTGATAATGTAACTTGGCATGATGTGTGGGATTATCTTGAGGTAAGTATGGGAGGTGTTGACCCAGAAGTAACACACTTAGGAATAGACGTCACACCAAAGGCAAGCATGGTATCCAAAGCTGCGGGACCAACCGGAATAAAAGTTTATGCGGCATTAAAAGGGAAGATAATCAATCAGAAAAGAAATTGTAAACCCCTACAAAAAGATGATGGTTGTGGTGAGTACGGTAACTATGTAGAAATATATACTACTATAAACAGTAATCCAGATGATGACGGAACAGGGTATTACAAAACTAGATACGCTTTTCTTAGAGAAAACGAACCAATAATTAACCCGCCTTTTATAACAGATGACGAAGCCGGTTACAATATAGATTGGTCCTCACCAGGAACAGGAGCAGTTGCTGGAAAAGTAATTGGCATTATGGGAAATAGTGGTTTATCTAAAGATGTACATTTACATTTTGAAATTATAAGAGGGGTAAAAAGAAACGGTAGAATAGTAGAACAGTATTTATTACCAGAAAATTTCCTTCCTATATTCAGGGTATAAAGATAAAAATTGACTATTATTGATTTAATTGATATTTATATAATATAAAAACACAATTATTATGATTACAGAACAACTAAAACAAACATTAGGTAATTTCTTAGGTAAGAAAACAGACAATGTAATTGACAACGGAACAACTGACGAAGGACAACAAGTGTGTGATTTAGACACAGGAATTTGTTACACAGTTCGCACTAGAGACGGTTTAATAGAAAGAGTTGAAAATAGTGTGAGAATAAATAGAAAAGTACAGGTTGAGTCACCTTCAGGACAAGTAAAACAATTATTAAATGGATAACATTAAAGAAGAATTACTAAAGGAATTAAATCGATTTAAAGAAATTGGTCGTAACTCTGAGAACCTTACTGAACAACAAATGATAGGTGGTGGTTCAGGGTTTATGGGTAAACAAGGAGATTCAGACACACTCAAAAAGTTTCACGCACGTCAAGAAATGGGGGAACAAGAAGAAGTAGATTTAGATATTCCGTTAGACCCAGAAGCTGAGATGGAAGGTGGTGAAACTGAAGATGTAGATATGGCGGCAGTAGACACAGAAGTGGAAGGTGGAGAAGAAGAGGGTGTTGTAGATGATATCGATATTACGGACGAAATTGATACGGGTACTGAAGACACCACCGAACTTGATGTTACAGACTTGGTAAGTAAACAAGATGAAGTAAGTGCAGAACTTTCAGACCAACAAGATATACTTTCTAAAAATACCGAGAGCCTAGAAGACTTAATGTCAAAACTATCCCAACTAGAGACTCATCTAACATCTATGGACAGTATGATGAGTAAAATAGACAAGTTAGAGGACAAACTTGAAGAATACAGACCAAGAACACCAGAAGAACAACAACAAATAAGAAGAAAATACGATAGTGGACCATTTAGTAATAGTCTAAGTGATTTTTTTAATGACAAAGAAGAAGGTTTTGAAGAATCTGGAAAAAAACAATACATCTTAACCAAAGATGAGGTAGAAAACTATAGTGACGAAGATATAAAGAAAAGTTTTGCTGACCCCGAAGAAGAGGACGACGACATTAGAAACGATTATAGAGGAGTAAAATAACCTATTCTTTATTTGACATCCCCCAACAATATTATTATACTTATATAGAAATTAATTAATTAATTATTAAAAAAAAAATTTATGAGTAATAGTTTAGATGCGGTTTTAGCTCAATACGAGAAAAACAAACAAAGTGGTGGTTCCACAAAACCACAAATGACATCAG